CTTGGTGCATCTTCCCCGACCTACCCTCCGACTGGCTAACATGACTACACAGAACAACAACTTCATCATCAGCCAAATCGATGATCTTGCCTATCGATTAGTGCAGGATCATGGCTACTCGGCAACAGAAGTCCTCGAAGCATTAGAGGAATACATTGACCTCTATAACTACATCGAAGATGCAGCCAACTTCTGAGAATGAATTTGTCCGACACGAGCCCTGCCCGTCTTGCGGGAGTAGCGATGCGTGCGCTGTCTATTCTGACGGCGGCACTCATTGTTTCTCCTGTGGGGCTTGGAGCAAAGGCTCCTCTGAATCCACTACCACCACTAATACAGGAGGTCACACACGAATGATCCAATACTCTGGGGGTTTCGCAAGTATCCGCTCGCGTAACCTCAATGAGGACACCTGTAAGAAGTTCAATGTTCGGGTCGATGATGGCCCGGTCATCCGGTTCCCTTACTACAGTGCCCGTCAAGTAGTTGCCTACAAAGAACGTCCTCAGACAAAGGACTTCAAGTGGGTAGGCAAGAACGAGGACAAGCAGCTCTTTGGTCAGAACCTCTGGCCTGGGTCTGGTAAATCCATCGTTGTAACAGAGGGTGAGTTTGATGCGCTCTCCGTCTATCAGGCTAGGCCTGGATGGCCCGTCGTCTCCGTTCCCAACGGTGCTCAGGGTGCTAAGAAAGCACTAGCTCAACAGCTTGAGTTTCTCCTCCAATTCGATGAGATCATCCTGCTGTTTGACAACGATGAGGCCGGGGACGCTGCTACCGCTGAGTGTGTGTCTCTATTCCCTGCTGATCGCGTCTTCATTGGTGCGCTGGAGGGATACAAAGACGCATCTGAGGCATTAGTTGCAAAGGACACACAGGCCATTAACAAGGCGGTATGGAATAAGAAACCATACTCACCAGAATCAATTATTGATGGAAGAGATCTCTTTGACCTCGTTAGCACTCCGCTACATGGTCGGGATGCTGATTATCCCTACAGTGGTCTTAATGACGTTACTGGAGGTTTACGGCTCGGAGAATTGGTCACCATCACGGCTGGCTCCGGTACAGGTAAGTCAACACTATGTGGTGAGATAGCTGTAAGCCTGATCAAGCAAAAACAAACAGTAGGTTACATTGCCCTGGAGGAGAGTATTAAACGTACTGGCCTCAGGCTGATGACTGTTGCTGCTAACAAACCACTTCATCTAAACAATGAAATTGACAAAGACCTCTTCAAGTCATCCTTCGACGATACCCTCGGGAGTTCTCACGTTTACCTTAGGGATGGGTTTGGGAGTGTTGATCCAGATTCTCTTCTTAACGACGTAAGGTTCCTGGTTAAGCAGCACGATGTTAAATGGATCATCCTTGATCACCTCTCAATCCTGATCTCAGGCAATGAGAGCAATGATGAACGAAAGGTCATTGACGTTGTGATGACTAAGCTCAGATCCTTCGTTGAAGAGACAGGCATTGGCCTTCTCCTCATCTCCCACCTTCGCCGTAACCAAGGCGATCAAGGGCATGAGGACGGAGCTAAGGTAAGCCTTGGTCAGCTTCGCGGCTCTCACTCCATCGTCCAACTGAGTGACATGGTGGTAGCTCTTGAGCGGAACATCTCCAATGGGGACAACGCTTCAGAGCTCAAGGTACTTAAGAACCGTTTCAACGGTCAGTCAGGTACAGCCGGTCACCTTAAGTATGTGAAAGACACAGGTCGTCTGATTGATGATCTGGACTTCACTCCAACTACATCCACAGATCCATCCAAAGACCAACCCATTTCCTATGAAGACTTCTAATAAGGCCGTGCTCTTCACCAAAGAGAACTGTGCCCCCTGCCTAAACACCAAGGCATACATCACAACTCATGTGGATTCTGAGCTTGCTTATGATCACCTTGTAGTGATGAAGAAGGAGAACCATTCAGCATTAGTTGCTGCTTATGAGCTGAGCCTATTCCCAACCTTATTGGTGGTGGATAAGCAGGGCGAGGAGATCCATCGCATCGTTGGTGGTAACAAGATCCAAGCTCAACTTGAATACATCCTTGAAGGTATCCGCGAGGCTAACTCTTGAAAGAACCAGTCATCATTCATCTGAAGAAGACATCTGAAGCTGATCTCAAAGAGAAAGCTAAGGAACTCCCCTCTGACATCCACCTAGTCCGCTATCGAAAGCCGACCTGGAAGAAGAAAGAGACAGTAGCAGGTATCCGTGCCTACAAGAAGGTCGACATCTTTGACCACCTGCATGATCAAGGTTATGAGGTGCTTGAGATCACATCAGGCTTCGGATCAGTCAAACCAAACCTATTCGGAGCTGAAGAATGAGATTAGTCTTTGACATTGAAACCGATGGGCTTCTCCGAGGTCTGTCTAAGATCCACTGCATTGTGGCCCAGGACCTCGACACAGACGAGGTTCACCGCTTCGGCCCCGATAGGGTCAAGGAAGGCTTAAATCTCCTTCAAGGCGCTTCTGAGCTCATTGGGCACAACGTCATTGGATACGACCGCGAGGCCATCCTTGAGGTCTACCCCAAGTGGACAACGGAAGCAGATTGGACAGACACTCTGATCCTTTCACGTCTACTGTTCACGGATATCCTTGACAGGGACTTCCGTTCACGTCCAGCTAACATGCCTGCCCAACTCTACGGGCGGCACAGCCTTGAGAGCTGGGGTCATCGCCTCTGCTGTCATAAGTCAGAGTTTGGTAAGTCACTCAATGGGGACTGGTCAACCTATTCACCTGAGATGCTCGACTACTGTCAGACCGATGTTGAGGTATCAGTAAAGCTGTACCGCATGTTTGAGCCACGGCTTGAACAGTATGCAGCATCAATCAAGACTGAGCACCAGATCGCCCTGCTGATGGCATGGCAAGAGAGAGAAGGCTTCCCCTTCCACGTCAAGAAGGCTCAAGAGCTGGAAGGACGTCTACGGGAGGAGCTCACAACATTGGCTGATGAGATGCGTGAGACCTTCCTCTTTGTTGATGGAGGAATCTTCACGCCCAAGGCCAACAACAAGACACGTGGCTACGTCAAGGATGCTCCTATGTGTCGACTGAAGGACTTCAACCCCACCAGTCGTCAACACATTGCTTGGGCCTTCCGGACCTTTAGAGGTTGGTGGCCTGAAGAGTTCTCTGCTAATGGCAACCCGAAGATCGATGAGACAATCCTCACCGCTTTGAGGTTACCTGAGGCTAAGAAGTTCGCCCGCATCCTTGAACTACAGAAACACCTAGGCCAACTATCTGAAGGTAAGAATGCTTGGCTTAAGAAGGAGATCAAGGGACGTATCCATCACTCCTGTGTGTTGAATACAAACACGGGTCGACAGGCCCACATGAACCCCAACCTTGCACAGATTCCTTCTGCCCATGAATACAGAGAGCTCTTCTACCCTGGTGAATCTCGTACCCAAGTCGGCTGCGACGCAAGTGGCCTGGAGTTACGGTGCCTTGGTGCTTACCTTAGTCCTTTTGATGGGGGTGCGTTCGCTAAAGAGGTTGTTGAAGGTGATATTCACACGGCGCTAGCTGAGATCTACGGAACCACCCGCAGGGCTGGGAAGGGTGTCACCTACTGCCTTATTTATGGTGGAGGTGATATTAAGCTCGGCCTTACTGCTGGTGCTAGTGCCGAGAGGGGGCCATGGGGGGAACAGGGGATCGCTGCCCGCAAAGGTAAGGAGATCCGTAAGAAGATTATGCAAGGACTGGATGGCTTTAAGGCTCTCAGTGATGCCATCAACGAACGTGCTAAGTCTGGCGTCCTCAAGGGCCTAGACGGTAGACCGATCAGGTTACAAGGCAAGGCTCATGCAGCACTCAACTACCTTCTTCAATCGGCGGGTGCTGTGATCTGCAAGCTCTGGGTCATCCGTGCGAACGAGTTACTTCAAGAAGCTGGTATTGATTACTGGCCATTAGCGTTCGTGCATGATGAAATCCAGCTATCCGTCGCCCCTGATCAAGTCGAACAGGCAACATCCCTAATCACCACCGCAATGAAAGATGTCGAACATCAACTCAAGTTCAGATGTCAGCTTGACAGCGAGGCTCAACAGGGTTCCTCGTGGTCAGACTGTCATTAAGATTGGCCCATCCCGTCTGGGAGACATGGCTGAGTATTGGGTTTGTCTTCTTGCTGCCTGGAAGGGTGCAGAAGTCTTCAAAAACCAGAATTCTACTGGACACATCGACCTAATACTCGTTCTCGCGGACGGGACTATGTATCCAATAGACGTTAAACTCGCTAGACCTAATTGTCAGGGCAGTTGGAGTGGAGACACCAGCACTGTTAAGTCTCCCATCATACCTGTCCTAGTTATACCTAAAGGAGCTGACATTGCAGACTGGAAAGTCCAGTGGATACGCAACCGTCACCCTAAACACCTAGCTAACTTCTGGGACCGCTCACTCGCACCATTCACCCACCAATGACTAAACTTTTAATCGATGCAGACTTCTTTCTCTACCGTGCTGTACAAAGCTCGGAGCTAGAGCTTGAGTTCAACCCTGAGTGTACTGTTATCACTGGTGACTTTAGACATGCTCAAGGTATGTTCAAGAGAAACCTGAAAGATCTAACCACTAGGTTTGGTACCCAGGACATCTTACTTTGTTTTACTGATCAAGTTAACTTCCGCAAGACTGTGGATCCTAGCTACAAAGGCAACCGCATTAAACGTAAGCCTGCTGGCTACTCAAAAGCAAAGAAGTGGGCAATGAATACTTACCCCTCCATCGTGATGCCCACCCTTGAGGCTGATGATGTACTTGGCATCTTGGCAACAAGTGGTGACTTGACTGACTTTGTTCTAGTGTCCCCTGATAAGGACATGGAACAGATTCCCTGTCGTCTCTACAACCTTAAAGATGAGTTCACTCAGACCCCTGAACTTGCCGAGAGAAAGCTGTACGAACAAGCTCTTACCGGCGATAGTACTGATGGTTATAAAGGTTGTCCAGGTGTTGGTCCTAAGCGGGCTGGCATACTTCTTGATAAGTGCAAAGGCGATTACTGGAACACAGTGGTCGAAGCTTTTGAAGACGCTGGCCAGAGCGAGAAAGAAGCTCTTACAAGCATCAGGCTAGCTAAGATCCTTCATCATTCTGATTGGGATGCTGAAGCTAAGCAGCCTATTCTCTACACACCATGAACGAAATGCTACCTAATGAGTAAGTACTCACCCGCCCACTACCAACAAGGTTCCATTCAGGTTTGGGACTTCATTGTTGACCAGCAACTAGGATACCTAGAGGGGAACATCATCAAGTACATCTGCCGAGCAGGTGCGAAAGATGGCGAATCTCGTCTGGATGATCTCCTCAAAGTTAAGGCCTACATCACCAAAGCAATCTCCACCGAAATAGAAATCAATGCTACCTCAAGCACCGGATCTGATGCACCAAGCAGTGCAGTTCAGGAAGATAATGAGCCAGCCAACAGGTACGTTCACCCTTGGTATAGTTCAGAAACAGTTAACACTGATAACTGAAGAGTACAAGGAATTAGTGGAGGCTCTTGAAGATGCCACTACGCACATCCAGAACCCACGGGCTCGGACTGAGGCTCTAAAAGAGCTAGCTGATCTAGTCTATGTATCCTTCCAACTAGCTGCTGCTTGCGGCTGGGAGCTTGATGAAGCCCTGGACAGGGTCCATCAATCCAACCTGTCTAAACTCGTTGATGACAAGCCCATCAAACGTGAGGACGGTAAGGTTCTTAAGGGACCTAACTATCAACCACCACACCTTGATGATTTAGTATGACACACCCACTGACTGACGAAAAGGTCTCTGACCTTATACAGCCTATTTGTGAATGGGCATATGAAGCTTCAAGGTCAGGGTATGACGAGACTAAGGCCGGATATACTGAGTTCGACATGGAGGCCGATCGGGCAGCGATCACTGATGAGATCGAAATTGCTACCAAAATTGTTCGAGATGCTTACGATTTAGGCCGTAATAAGCAACTAGAGCAGGTGATTGAATGGTTAAAAATTAATACTGGAGATTACGTGTGTGAAGAATATTACGGGACTTATTTTCTCACGGAAGATTTTCTTGATGACCTCAAGAAAGCGATGCGCCCAACAACTACACAGGAGATCAACTCATGATTAGGCTAATTCAATTTCTTTTCTCTGGATGCTTCCATCAATGGGAAGTCATTGATCAGAATATAAGCACTTATGATCATGGGTGGTGTAAGGGAACTGCTTTTCGGTACACTTCACGATGCAAAAAGTGTGGAGCTATGAAAACCTTCCTTGCAAAGTAATCGTAATGATCTACAAAAAACAACAACTACTGGAAATCAACCAATGACTAATTACATCGCACGAACAGGCCGGGTCCAATCCTGGCTTGACTCACCAGAATCAAGACTACCAGTATCATGTACCGTCTTCGTGGTTGAAGATGAAATGGAAGGACCTAATGGTAT